CTGGGGAGGCGATGAGGGCTGGGCATGGGCTCGGCGCATTATAGAGGAGGAAGACATGAGCAAGAAAGCCATGGTCATGGAGGGCTACAGCCCACGGCAGGACGAGATGATTGCGCAGTACCTCAGCACCGCCGAAGACATGGGACAGTGGAGCAAAGGCATCAGTGCTGACGGTGCGCACTACATGGAAGAGAACCCGTTCGCATCGCAGGGGATTGCCTGCAAATACTGCGCCTTTTGGGTGGAGGGCGGTGCCTGCACCATCGTCGCTGGGAGCATCGCTCCGGAAGCGGTGTGCAAGCTGTGGGTGATTCCTGAGAGCGTCATCGCACAGCATGCCATGGAGCCCGAAGCGATGGAAGAGGCGATGCCCGAAGCAGAGGATGAGCCCGGGGTAGAGGTGGAGATTGAGGTGGCATCCGTGAAGCAATTTGACGCCCCTCGTATAATAGAAGTAGATGAGAGCGTCAAGGCATACGCACGGCGCATCATCGGGAGGGAGTAGCATGGAAGCAAAGTCATTCGGGTCAAGCATCAAAGCGATTGGTGACTATGCACTGCGGGGGCGAGGCATCGTCTACGGCGGTGCAGACCTCGTGGGTGACACGTTCACCAAGGCGACCGACCTCGGGGAGACCCGCTCTTTCGTAGGGATGCCCGTCTACTATGACCATGCGCTCGGCGGCCTCAAGTCGCAAATCGGCACGGTCAAAGCGTGGACTCCCGATGCAGAGGGCATCGAGGTCGACATTGAGATTGACCGCCGCCACAAATATGCAGAGCAGGTGATGAAGCTCGTACAGAGCGGAGCACTTGGACTTAGCACCGGAGCTCTGTCCCACCTCGTGGTACGGGATGGGGGCGAGATTAAGCGTTGGGTCGTCGGGGAAATCAGCCTCACGCCGACGCCAGCAGAACCACGGACACTCACCGAAGTCAAGAGCGAAAAGGACACCGCATCGAGCTCTGCTGATGCATCGTCGAAGCCTGACGATACACATGGATCTATCACACACACAGCAGAGGACACAATGTCAGACAACATCAAAGACGCCGTGAAAGCCGCGATTGCAGAGCTTGCCGGTGAGCCCGTACAGGGTGGCGTCATCGCCGCTCCCGCCGCCAAGACCGTGACCACGCGTGGCTTCAGCAACGAGCCAATGGAAGCCTTCAAGCACTGGATGCGCACGGGCGACGAAATCGCCGCCAAGGCCACTCTTGTGGAAGGCACGAACGACAACGGCGGCTACTTGGTACCCAAGGACTTGTATGACCGCATCGTGGGACGCCGTGACGAGCTGAGCTTGCTGTCACAGGCCCGCTTCATGCGCCTCACGACCTCACGCCGTCAGATTGACGTGCCAGCGCAGGACGCAAAGTCAGACTTCGCCGTCGTGGCAGAAGCTGGTAGCGCCAACATTGACGAGCCAACCTTCGCCAACACCAAGACCATCACGATTTACAACCACTCGTTGGCGATGAAGGTATCGAACGAGCTTTTGCGCGACCAAGCCGCCAACCTCGAGGCATTTCTCACCGAGGAAATCGGCCGCGCCGCCGCACGTGCCACCAACAACGCCATCATCGCAGGCACGGGTAGCTCACAGCCATACGGTATCTTGGCACGGGCGACCGTGTCGGAGACGTTGGCCAGCACCACGGGCGTGGACTTCGCCGACATCATGAACATCATGGGCAAGCTCCCGTCGTGGTACGTGGAGCAGGGTGCCACCGCTTGGGTGATGCGCAACGCTACGAAGTACGCCATCCGTGCGCTGACCGGCAACTATCCGCAGTTCCGACCGCTCGAAGTGGGCGGCGCTGGCGACCTCGAGGGCTACCCCGTCGCCGTGTCGGACAAGATTGCCGCCATGGCTGCGAGTGCCAAGTCCATCATCTTCGGCAACATGAGCTACTACGCATTCGTTGAGAATGGTAGCTTGGAAGTCAGCCGCAACCCGTACCTCTACCAAGAGAATTACCTCACCGGCATCTTCGTTAACTACCGCTTCGGTGGTGACGTGACCCAGCCAGAGGCCTTCGTGTACGGCGTCCACCCAGCCAGCTAATCTGACCTAACAGCGGGGCGGTGTGCGCACACCGCCTCGCATTGGAGCATTATGAAGGTACAAGTCGTAAAAGGCTTTGCGGTGCGTGACCTGAGTGGACGCATGATGTACCCCGTCATCGGCGACATCATCGACATCAGCGTCAGCGATGCGAAGCACCTCGAGTCCCGAGGGTCGGTCATTATCCTCGAAGAGGAAATCGAAGCCGAGAAGCCCAAGCCCAAGCGGAAGGTTTTGTAAATGGCATACTTCACGACGGCAGAACTTAAAGCCTACTTGGGCATCACGTCGTCGTCGGATGATGTCCAGCTCGGCTACCTCCCTGACCGTGTCACGGCGGCGATTGACCAGTTTTGTAATCGGCACTTTGAGCCCGAAGCCGAACACGGCCCCGCCGCATCGCATACGCACTATTTCACGCCGCTTCTTGAGCGTGATGGGGGCGATCTGCTCGACTACTACACACTGAATCTCAACCACGACCTCGCTGAGCTCACAAGCATCACCAACGGCGACGGCACCGTCATTTCTGCGAGTGATGTGGTTCTGCTTCCGCTCAACGTGAAGCCCACCAATTTCATCCGCATCAAGTCATCGAGCGGAAAGTTTTGGACGTACAGCGGGTCACCAGAGGGCTCGGTGCAAGTAGCAGGCAAGTGGAGCTACAGCCTCGACATCCCTGCCGATGTCAAAGCGGCGGCACTTCGTTGGGGGGCGCACCTCTACCGACTGCGCACGGGCGCAACATCTGTCCCTGCTGACATCACCGTGAGCGCTGACGGCAGTGCCTTTGCATCGAACCGCATCCCGAGCGATGTGGCGCAGATGCTCAAGCCGTACATCCGGAGGTCATAGCATGGCGAGCAACCTCGACGGCATCTTGGACGCACTCGAAGCGATGAGCATCAGCGGGTATAGCTACACCGTCCTGCGAGGCTCAACGCTGAAGAACGTGGTCGACATCGCCACCACGCCGTGCCGCATCATCAGCGCCATTGGCGTGCAGTCAAGCCAAACACGGCGCTTGACCTTTGGCTCAGGTGCAGTCATGCGCACGGAGTGGACGATACAGGACACGGCGCTGATTCGCCCAGCATCGCTCGGCATTGGACTGATGGACATCGCGCCAACGCTTGAGGGATACCTTGCGGCATACCACGAGGCAATTCGCACGGTCTTCGCAGGCAACTCTGCATGGGTCGTGACCGATGTATCCCTGCGGAGTCAGGTGCTGGAGTGGCCAGCGGCGTCGGGGCAATATTTTGATGCAGTGGTCGCTACCATCACGGCGAGCGACATCGTTCAATAGGAGATACACACCATGGCACAGACCACAGGGGCCGTAACCGGCGCCGCCACCGCAGTCAACATTAAGATTGCAGCAGGGTCATACACCGACTACAGCGGACAAGCACAGAGCGTGGATGCCGTCACGGCGACACGTGCCAACAGCACCGCATACACCTTCGACGGCGACAACGCCATCATTCTGCTGGGCAAAGAAGAGCCCGTCGAAGTCACCGTCAACTTCTTGTATACCGAGGTCGCCGCCGAGCTGTGGGTCGTCGCAGAAGCGGCGTTTCAAGCGGGGAGCTTGGTGCAGGTCAAGTGGGAACCAAAGGGCACCGCAGGCGGACAGATCGAGACCACTGCTGGGGGCTACATTACCAGCATCATCTATCCCGCCGTATCCGCAGAGGGTGCAGGGCCGGTCGTTGCGTCTATCACCGTGATGGCGCCAGGCATCGCCTACACCGCCGCATAGTAGGGCAGGGCGGTGTGTAGGGACACCACACCGCCCAGCCATGATTTTGTGTCCCGTATACAGGAGTGTCCCACATGGAGTACATCGTCAACCCTGATGACATTTATCTCGACGACATCGCCGAGCTCAGCGACGCACTGAAATCCAGTGACTTTCATCGCCTCAACGTAGTGTTGGTACGCTGTGTCACCGACGCCGACGGCAATCCGGTCAAGCGCATTAAAGCGACGCATGCGGTGAGTCTAGCCAAGCGCATCATCGAAGCCATCACGGAGCAAGACCTGGGAAAATGAAGCTGGCGGTGATGGAGCACCTATGGACGGATGGGCCAATGCCGCTGGAGTACCTCGAGCTCGTGTTGTGCCGCGATGTCTATCACTGCCCACCGTCGCAACTCCCGCCGTGGCACAAAGTGCGCCAGCACCTCGTCATCATGGAGGTCGAGGCGCAGGTGCAGAAGCTCCGCAGTAAGAAGAGGAAGTAATGGCCGAGACCGTCATCATACGATTTAGAGGCGAGGACGACGTCACGCCAGTCGCCAACAAGGTCTCTGACAGCGTCGAAAACGTTGCGGACAGTGCCAAGAAGGCTGGGAGCGGATTCAGTTCACTGAAAGAGATCGGCATCGGCGCACTGCGTGGCATCGGCGAGTTAGCGCTGGACGTCGGCAAAAATGCGCTGACTGGAACATTCGATTTTTTCAAGACGTCGGTGCAAGGCGCTGCCGAGTATCAGAGCGTCCTTGCACAGACCGAAGCCGTCATCAAGTCGACGGGTGGTGCAGCGGGATTTACCGTCAAGGAGATGGAAGACCTCGCCGCAAGCCTATCAGCGGCGAACGGACAAAGCCTGTTCACTGATGACCAGCTCCTCAGCGCACAGAACGTCCTTGCCACGTTCACCGAGATTAAAGGCGTCAACTTTTCTAGTGCCACCGAAGCCATCGCCAATCTCAGTCAAGCCATGGGGCAAGACCTGCAAAGCTCTGCGGTGCAGGTGGGCAAAGCGCTCAATAATCCGACTGAGGGTCTTACCGCACTCACTCGGGTGGGCGTGAGCTTCACCGAAGAGCAGAAAAAAGCGGTCGAAGCGCTCATGGAAACGGGCAACGTCGCCGACGCACAGAAGGTTATTTTGGGCGAGCTTGAGCGGCAATTTGGCGGCAGTGCGGCGGCGGCAACGGGCACATTTGCAGGGCAGATGGCCATCATGTCGGAGAAGGTGGAGACCGCCAAGGAAAGCATCGGCGTCGCTCTGCTCCCAATTCTCAGTGAACTCACCACCGTCTTTTCAGAGCAAATCCTGCCCATCATCCAAGACGTCACCACCCGCATCGGCGAGTTCTTCCAAGGCATCAGCGACAGTGGCGGGGTCATGGCATCGCTCGACGACATCAAGCAAAGCATCATGGGATTCATCGAGTCACAACCCGTGCTCCAGAAGCTGATTGAGCTGGGCACGAAAGTGTGGGAGACATTGACTTCGCTCTTCGCTGATGTGACAGAGCTTGCCAGTGATCCGGCGGTGCAGAATTGGCTTGGGCAGGTCGCCACGGTGCTCGAGGCAGTGTTCATCGTTGCCATTGATGCGGCAATCCTTGCACTTGATGCGCTCAAAATCGCATTCAGCCTCATCGTCGACGGCATCAGAATTTTTGCTGAAGCGATGACGCCAATTTTTAACTACGTGTACCCGAAGCTCACCGAAGTGCTTAACGCCATCTCATCGCTTCTGCGAGGCGATTTCACTGAGGCATGGAACACCATCAAGACCGTGGTCAGCGGCGTGTGGGAGGACATCAAGACTACCACGCTTCGCATTGCTGGCGAAATCTCTACCAGGGTCGGCACGTTCATTGACGAGACCATCGGCAAAGCGAAACAGCTGGGCAAAGACATCGTCAACGGGATTACGCAGGGCATCAACGACGCCAAGGACAAGGTCAGAGAAGCGCTGGCCAACGCCATCAAGGCGGGCATTGATTTTATTAAAAAGTTCCTCGGCATCGCATCGCCCTCACGGCTGATGGCGGAATCTATTGGCGCTCCCATTGCGCAGGGCATCGCCGCAGGCATCGTGAGCGGCGTTCCGGACATACAGAAAGCGCTCGGGCTCACCGTGGCGGCGGGAACAGGAGCTTCAACACAATCGGTGCAAAACTTCTACCTCACCGCCAACTACCAAACCGCACAGAGCCAGTCTAGCCTAACCGCTGACCTGCGAGCGATGCAGTTACTAGCAGGAGGCGTCGCATAATGGCGTATAGCATCACGTACACGACGGCAGGCACAACGTACAATCTCAACGGCGTTAACGCATCGCTGGGAGTGACCATTCGCTACCTCGGAGACCAAGGTTTTGGGCTTGCGCCTATGCACCGCATCACGCAGCGTGGCCCACTGCAGCAAGGCGACAGCGACATCGATTTCCGCCTCGATCCGCGCATCCTACAACTTCCGCTAGTCGTTCAAGCTTCCACACTCAGTGCGAGCTACACTGCCCGTGAAGCGCTGACGAAGATTTTCACGCCAGCCAATGGCAGCGGGGTACTCCGCATTCAGGACACAGGATATGACCGAGCCATCAACTGCGTGACGCTTGGTGGTCTCGATTTTAACGTCGATGCAGTGCAGGGCTGGCACGTTCGCACGGTGGTACAGCTACGAGCCAGCGACCCCACATGGTACGACCCCACGCCGATTTCTGTGGGCTCAACACCATCGATTAGTGGTACGATGACGCCAGTGCCACTACTCATCCCGTGGACGGTCGGTGCATCGGCGATTGACACTACCTTTACCATCGTCAATGCCGGAACGTGGAAGGCTTTCCCTGTCATCACGGCAGTAGGCCCCATTACGGGACTCATCATCACTAACGTCACGACGGGCGATAAAATTCAGATAAGCGGCGTCATCCAGACGGGCGAGACGTGGACGATTGACCTCGGATATGGCAAAAAGACTGTTACTACAAGTACCGGAATCAACAAGATTTCCACCGTAACAGCTGATAGCTCTCTGGGAACATTCAGCATTGAACGTGGCTCAAACGTTGTCAACGTCGGCGGCACGCAAACCACTGCCACCAGCACGGTGAGCATCGTATACTATACACGCTATATAGGAGTGTGACATGGCAGAGAAAAGCTTGTTTTGGTCGACCACAGGAACGGGCGACGGCACCAGCGGCGGCTACACGGAGTCACAGCTCCGCGACACGTGGAAGGGCGCGATTAGCTCCGGAGTGCTGAGTGGTCTCAACACGATTTTTACCGGCGCATCGAGCAATGTGGTCATCGGGAGTGGCTATGCGTCGGTGGGTGGCTATCTGTACGAAAACGACACCACCGCCAGCATCAGCGTGTCAACGCTGGCTAATGGCACATATGGCATTTACATCATCGCAAACGAGACGTCAGCGGCGATTACAGTAAGCCGGTCAGTGGCGGGTACAACCATCGGCGCCAAGACGGTGCGTCTTGCGCTTAACTCGACTACTCCGACGAGTACCTATATCCAAATCGGAACCGCAACGGTCGCGTCGGGCCAGATTGCCGCGGCGACATCGCTGGTCTACACCAATGACCGCCTTGCTAATAATCGCGGGCTACCGCTGAGCGTGTTCCTAAAAATGGTTCGCACCTCGCTGGGTATCGGCAGTCAAAGTATCGCCAATGCGACAGATGTCACATTGACCTTTGATGCAACGTTGTCATCTGGCTCCACAAATTATTTCACCTATGACCCAACTGCGGGGACATTTACTCCAAACCTGCCAGGCATGTATCTGTGTCAAATTCGCGTCAAGTGGGACAACAACACCACTGGAATTCGGCGACTTTTTAGCACTGCCGACAACGCAACGCAGCTGACCGCGGCAAGTTTTATCACGACCGACCATCTATGGCAGCAGCATTCGGAAATCATTCAGGTGGATGCACTGGCTGGATATACTAGCATTTCATTCAAGGCGCGGCAGAACTCGACCGCTACACGCACCATCAGCGACAGCGAATTGCTCATTACGAGGCTCTAATGGCGATTAGCTATACCTCCATCATCTATACATCGGCTGGGGTGGCGCAGTCCTATAGCGACGGTTTTTTGGACATCGTCGTAACTCGCGCTGTCAACGGCATTGACATGCTGCGTATCGTGTACGAGGGGTCTTCCGATGCAGTACCTTACTGCACATACGGGTCGATTATTGAGGTTTGGCGCGAAGACAACTCGGTGAGCATCGCATACTACCGCGAGTTTGCTGGCATTATCCGCTATATCGAGACCGTCATCGGTGAAATTACGCTGGTCACTATGCAGGCGGTGGGCTTCAATGCGCTCCTCGCTGACCGCATTGTAGCATGGCCAGCTGGCGTCGCCAATCGCTCCGTTTTTAACGCAGTCCCTGCAGAAACTGCACTAAAACTCTTGTTCGATTACAACTTGGGCGCAAACGCCACAGTGGCGAATGGGCGCATCACTGACGGAGTGCTTTCAGGAACAACGGCCTATAGCACTACGGGCGCAGGGAACGCCATCAGCATCAGCGTGGCAGGGCAAAATCTGCTCACCGCCATGCAACGCATCCAAGAAAATGCGGGCGGCGATTTTGCGCTCGTTTTTACCGCGCCAAACACGTTTGATTTTCAGTGGTACACTGGTCAACTCGGACTCAATCGCTCTGCCGATGTGGTCTTCAACATCGGCAACGGCACGATTGGCCAGCTTCGCATTATCACCGATCGCATCGTGGACGCCACTGCCGCCATCGTAGCAGGACAGGGCGAGGGCGCACTTCGGCAGTACGTGACACGACCTACCACACTCCCCACAGGGCTTGACCTTCGTGAGCGCTGGGTGGACGCACGGAACCAAAGCGTTACTGCACAGTACCAGCAAGCGGGTGACATCGTGCTGGCAGAGGCAGAGCGACAGCGCGGCCGCGTGGAAGCACAGATTTTACAAAGTGATGCGCTGAGGTATGGACGTGATTATTTTTTTGGAGACATCGTCAGTGTCTATGATGGTACCACCATGTTGACACGAAAGATACAGTCGATTGGACTGCACTTTGCGAGCGATGGAAGCGAGGCGATTGATGTCGGACTCATCACTGCGTGATGATTACATACGGACTCGGCAGCGAGTCGACCAGCTTGAGCGCGTTGAGAAGTCGGCAGCGGTCTATCTCACACTGACGCGCACGACCACGCTCACCATCAGCAACTCAGAGACGCTCGTGCCATGGGAAAGCGAAGTGCGCAGCGCGGGCGATATCACATGGTCAGGATCGCAAATCACGTTGCCGGTCGCGGGGTACTATCACATCGACATGACGTTCTACTACTCAGCGGCGGCGCTAAACTGGGGCACACTCACTGTCAATGGCGTGCAGGTCGCCAAAATGACGCAGTTTTACTCGAGTGCACAGCGCTGGGGCCGCGTCAGCGCACTGCGCTTTTTTTCTGCAGGTGACATCGTGCAAATCAGCTTGCTTTTTTCTACGACGTACATCATGCAAGTGAATTCGTATGATACCGCCAATGAAAGTCCATTTTTACACATCGTGAGGATTGCATGATATACCGCATCTACGACATCGACACACTCACGACACATTTTATGAACGAGCAGGGTGACACCATCAGCGACATCGGCGATGCCAACTTTGAGGACATCCCGACGACTGCGGAGGCCATTGCATTGGTACGCACAGAGCGCAACGCTCGGCTTCAACAGTGCGACTACACTCAGCTCCCCGACGTGCCACTGAGTGCCCTGCAAATCGAGGCATGGCGCATGTATCGGCAAGAGCTCCGTGACATGATGCAGGGCTTTGCGTGGAACGTCACCACGTGGCCCGCACCGCCGTGGTAATGTGATATACTGAGAGTATCATTCGCATGTGTGTACAGATGCAAGCAATGATAACGTAGCAGGAGATGCGCAGGAGAAATCCTGCGCATTTTCTGTGATATACTGAGAGCGTGACAGCGAGTCACATCCGCCTCACACTCTTTTATCGCACAGCGCTCCGCTCCGCCACATGGCGGGGCGTTGTGTTTTTGGCGATGCTGTGCTATACTCATACCGTGAGTGCAGCGTTGAATGTTTTTGCGGTCACAAAATCGAAACACGCTAGCTCATCACGACACACCTCCTTGACGCACTGCGACCCGGGCTTTTGATAGCTCGGGTCGCAGTGTCGTCATGTGGGGTGACTCCCCATCATGATACCACAAAAAA